TTTTAGAAGAGCATTGCATTATAGTTGGCGGAGCTAGGGGTGCAGATACTATTGCGCAACAAGTTGCGGAGAATTTGGGAATTTCCGTTAAGGTAGTAAAGGCAGAGTGGGACAAATATGGCAAATCTGCTGGCCCGATAAGAAATCAAAAGATGTTAGAAATGGAACCGGACCTTGTTATTGCCTTCATGAGAGGTAAAACAAAAGGTACAATGGATATGATAAAGAGGGCTAGAGAAGCAGGAATTCCAAGAGTCTGTATATTTGACAATACCTCCTGAGGTCCACTTCTTTAATGACAGGAGCGTAGTCTAACGGCAGGACATTGGGCTTTGGACCCAATAGCGAAGGTTCGAATCCTTCCGCTCCTACCAGACTAGCATGATATTTAAAAAAGGAGCGTTTCATGAAACAGGTTAGAGCAGGATACTTTATGGATTCTGCGGAAGCACTTCCTGACCTTACTGGTTACGATGTTTTGTGTATACATGACCATGAGGTTCATAACAAAACATCTTGGCTAAAGGACATGAGGTCAACGGGACTAACAATCTACCATCACAAGCCAGCTTGTTACTGGCGCGACGATTGGCTAACTCCCGGCTACGGCGAACATATTGTAGAGTATGCAGACAAACACGGTTCGTGGCTAGAGGATGATGACGGAGATTTAATCTCTTGCGGAAATTGCTATGTGCTGGACATGAGATACACACATGGTTTCTGGGACGAGTTTTCGCAGATTACCGCTAGTTACATTGACTCGCTTCCTTTCATTTCAGACGGACTTCTTCTCGACTGCGTTTGGGATAACATTCCCGGCAGATGGGGTAACAGAGAAGAACACAATAAAGATTGGGAACGCGGGATGAAAGCATTTGTTCATGCCTTGAGAAATTCAATGAAGTCTAAGGTGAAGGTTTATGGAAACGGGGCAAATACATCTAGAAGATTAACGGGTAATATGTATGAAGGTTGGCCTTGGACTTGGTGCGGAATTAACAACCCGAATAGAAATGAATACACAATGCTCTATGCTCCTTATGGAGTAGGATGGTACAACAAGTTTTATAGAGAGGCTCCGATGTATATTCCTGCAAGTAAGGGAGCAGATTTACCGGGAGACAATGTATACCCGCAGAGAACAACTGCTTGCGTTGCATATGCGGCAGCTTACACTCCCGGCGCAATCGTGTTCGAAAACTCAGGGGTTGTTCTGGAAGCAATTAAACACCTGAAGGTAGCTCCGCGAGTCAAGATGATGAACACCGAAGGAAGGAGAGCCTTGTGGTCGAGATAATCACGGCTGAAGAGTTTGATTGTAAGATAGAACAAACCGCTGGTATCTCAATGGTTCTCCTGATAATGTCTAACTGCGGATTTTGCAAAACAGCCAAGCAACAGTTAGATGAAGACTTCGGGGAGATACACAAAATCTATGTGATGGATGTAACGGACGATTTGGAGTTTGCAGAGAAACACAACATCAATGCAGTACCAATGTTGTTCATCTATAAGGATGGAAGTTTTGTTACTAAATCGGGCGCAGTTCTCGACAGAGAACACATAAAAGGTAAAGTGAGAGTGGCAGAGTCTAGTTGAATGCGTCGGGCTGTAGACCCGATACCCTAAGTGGTGAACTCGGTGGTGCGAATCCATCCTCTCACACCAACACGGTGGGTATAGTTTAACTGGATAAAACGGAAGGTTGTGGCCCTTCTGTTACGAGTTCAAGTCTCGTTACTCACCCCAAAAAAAGGAAAGGGTATTATGGAATGGGTTTTAATGAAGGCCGAGCTTCTCTTTATTACTCCTGACGCTGAAAGGCTGATTGAGAAAGCTGCTAAAGTTTCGTATCAGTCTAAACCAGCGATAACGATAGAGGAAGCCAGAGCGTTCATCAAGAAACTGATTGGCAAGAAGCACGATTCGGTATTGGAGCATGGCCTTGCAACGGTTAAATTGTCAGGTGTAAGTAGAGCTTTGACTCATCAGTTGATAAGACATAGGTTGAGTTCGTATACCCAGAAATCACAAAGATATTGTGACGAGAGAAATCTTGAAGTTGTAGTTCCAAGAGCGATTGTGGATAACGAAGATGCATTTGGAATGTTCGACCAAGCGATGTTTGAAGCAGAGCGTTCGTACAGAGAGCTTCTAGACTTAGGTATAAAAAAAGAAGATGCCAGATACGTTCTTCCAAATGCAACAGCATCAGAGATTGTAGTAACCAACAACTTCAGACAATGGCGCAAAGTATTTACCTTGAGGTTAAGTCCACACGCGCAAGATGAAATCAGAAGAGCAATGAGTTTGTGTCACCGTTTGATAGACGAGTATGTTCCATCTGTTTTCGACGATTTTGAAAATCCGTTTTGGGACGAGATTCATTTTGGTATTAGCGATGCAGATAACGATACTGCTTGCTATGAGGAATAAGCCGCAGTAACTTTAATTGGCTAGAGTGCCTGACTTGTAATCAGGAAGCTGGGGGTTCGATTCCCTCCTGCGGCTCCAACTTTTCAGGAGCGAATATGATAAGAGTTGCTTGTACGGGCGGAGGTTCTAAAGGTGCGTTCTATGCTGGCGTTTGGAAAGCTAAACAAGTGCTAGGACTCGTTGACGTAGAACGCTACGGAACTTCTATAGGAGCCGTAAACGTAATTCTAGAGGGGTTAGGGTATAACCTGATAGATGTGTGGCGCAGCAAGATGAAATTGAAGTACATGGTTGCCAAGATGGTGGTTGCATGGATACTTCATAAAGATGTGCGGCAAGCCATTTCAATGAAGCACATTTACGAAGAACTAGTTCTGCCAGAAATGACGTTTGACCATCTTAATGCAAGAACCTTTGCTATGGCGACTGACGTTATCAACGGAACATGCTACACGTTTGGCAACAAGTTAGGTGACAGTTTGAGAATTGCGATGTTAGCATCTTCTTGTTATCCTGTCATGTTTGAACCAGTTAAACATAATAATACATATCTCGTAGATGGCGGATTGGTGAACAACCTTCCTTTGCCACATAAAGATGATTTACACCCTATGGACACTACTATCGTTGTAATACTAGGCGGTAAAGAAGAGCAGTTTTTGGACCCTGAGTATCATAACTTAACTGGTTTTAAGCGAATGTTAGCTGAAGGTTCCGCTGTGTTCGATTTGTTTGCTAACCAAGAACTTAAGCGGGAGCTAGATAATTGGGATGAAAATACGATGGGCAAGCTGATAAAAATTCAGCTTGAGGAACCAACGGTATGGTCGTTCGACTTTAGCAAAACAGAAGAGTTGATAGATACGGGATATATGCAGGCAATGGACATTTTATCAACCGAGATTCCACCTGAGCTACTAAGGAGATAAGTTTGGCAGCTAAAAAGTGGACAAAGAAGGAGAAAGAACTTCTCAAGAAGTGGGCACCAAAATCCACAAAGAAAGAAGTTCTGATTGATTTATTCCCAGATAGGTCTTGGAATTCTATTGAGCGAATGATTAACAGAATGAGCTTAGAGAAAGGTTGGCTCAAAGTTGCCGTAGACCCAGAGCGGGATATAGAAGAAGAAATTGAAAGACAAAAAACCCAAGATACAAGGAAGGCTTACAAAGAGGTAGTTGCATCTAAAGCTTTCGAAGAGAGAATCTTCAAGGCGATTGTAGAAGCTATCACAGCCTTCCCAGAGTTAAAAACCGTACCGAAAATCAAAGTACCTTCGGGTTCTCCTACTGAAGAAGCTGCGGTGCTTTTGATATCAGATGCTCACGTTGGAGAAGTTGTTCGTAGCGACGAAATGTGCGGGTTGTCAGAATACAACTTTGAGACATTTACTATCTACCTACAGTTTCTCGTTGATACGGTGATTGACATTATTGACAACAAGCTACGAAAAGGTTTCAACATCCAAGACCTTCACATTCACGCTTTAGGAGATATGGTAAGTGGAACAATTCACGAAGAATTTCTTGATACTAATGACGCTAATCAATTCCACTCTGCGTTTGGAGGAGCATTTGTTTTTGGTCAAGCCCTCACCGAGTTCAGCCCGTACTTTAGAGATATTTTTGTAAAGTGTATTGGTGGTAACCACGGCAGATTCACCAAGGACAGAAGGTTCAAAACCAAGTGGAACAATTGGGACTTTGTGTTCTATCAGGTGCTTTCCCTACTTCTGAGAAACCAGAAGAACATTCATTTTGAGATTCCATATTCATCTTTCATCATGACAGATGTAATGGGCCATACGCACTTTCTCTCTCATGGAGATAATGTAAGGTCTTATTACGGAATACCCATGTATGGAATCAAGAGGATGGCAAGTAACTTCACGGAGATTCTTGCCGCTAGGGGGGAATATCTTGAGTTTATCAACATTGCCCACTTCCACGAAAAGAACACAATGAGTAGACTTGGCGGAGAATTGATAATCAATGGCGGGTGGAAAGGCGGAGATGAATATTCGGTTGGCAAAATGCATACAGTAAGCGAACCGAAACAGGTAATGTACGGTATTCATCCAAGGACAGGCAAAACATGGGAGTTCGATATCAACTTCAGAATGGCAAAAGAGGCCGTTGATGAAGTTCGGTATACCTACGACCAAAGGGCGCATTTTCCACTACAGGTAAAGGAGAGGTTTGATGGCTGAGTATGAATCGTTGAGGGTTCCGGCAGACGCGCACGGCGCTGCTTTAAAGAAGCTCCAGATTAAGTTTGTCAACTTGCTTCCTGTGCTGAACGAAGAGAAGGATAGAGCCGCCCTTGCGGTGTCTGCAAGAAAGGCGAGAATTGAGGATATATGGGCCGAAGCTGTACTGGCTGTGAAAGAGACAGAGGACTTTAAGTCTTCAAAGTCAACGGTACAGGCAAAGGTTTTGAATGCTATGATTCGCAACTACAAAGTACAAGTTGACTATCAGGAGTCATTAGATGACAATACTTTTGGCAATAAAGAGGGGGATATGCTGGTTACGGATGTTTCGATTGAGGAACACATGTTGAATATAGACCAATACAAATTCTCAAGAGCAAAATCTAGGTGCGAAGAGCTAGACCAGCTTTTGTGGGTTTGCAGAAGTGGTCTTTCATTCGACAAGATTGAATTAGACCACAATTAGGAGGTAGCAATGGAAGGATTTATTGACCTGCTGAATAATAATTATGAGATTATTATCCTAGTTGGGCTTGCAGCACTAGCCATTTGGGGTAAGATTGGGTTTAGTAAGGTAGGTAAGCTTGCGAAGGAATCAAAGGAAGTAGTTGATGTTATCAAGAAGTCTTTGGCTGATGGACAAATTTCGCCTGAAGAAATTGGCGAGATTCTAAAGGAGGCCAAAGATGTGGTTAAGGTATTCACGGAAAAGGAAACAGATGGAAAATAGTTTTGTTGGGAAGGATGTGCGCCACCATTTACCTAAAGTAGAAGACCCTCATTCCCTTTTGAGGCAAGTTCACTTCTTTCTTAGCATGGGTAAAGAACCGTCAACTCAAGTAACAGGACAACTCAAGCGGTGTATCAGAGAACTAAGAAGACACGAAGGAATGGAGTTCATTGATAATGTCGCCAAGACTTGTGATGGAGAGTTTGCCTATAAGATATTCAAGTGGCTTAGCGATTACGACTTCTTAAGGTACATTGACCCAGACGTTGCAAAGCTAACTGAATGCCCTCAAAAGAAGCGCGGGGCGAAAGTTCCTAACGCATTGGTGCATACCCTTAGGGTTTTGAAATTCTGCAATGAGCGCGAATTGATTTGGTGTGGGTTGTACCATGATGTAGGGAAGCTGGATACAATTGATTCTGGAACAAGGCCATACTTTGGTCACGAATTGTATTCTGCACAGCGATTTTATCTGATGATGATAGCCACAAAAAGCAATGTGTTCCTAGGAACAAGGTTTTACTATGTGATAAGAAATCACATGGAACCACATGACTACCAAAGACGAGTTAAGAAGAAGTGGACACCCAATGATATACATTTGTTCATGGTGAAATGTGGCGGGTTGGGCAATGCGTTAATGACTGTTGATTTGGCGATTGCAGATAAAAGAGCAAGCCATAACGTAGACTCTTTTATCGAGCCATATGAAGAGCTTAAACAAAGGTGTATTGAAATGGCAGATATAGCTCCTAAACACTCTGATAGAATTTTGTGTCCGATATGTTTAGCAAAGAAGAGTGAGGAAATTGAACTACAGTTTAAAACGAGCGGTCTTTTGAACTGCTCAAGTTGTGGCACAGTTTATAGGTTAGGGGAAAATAGCGAATTGATACCGCTTAACCTAACTTATGTAGACGCAGAGATTGTAGACGTAAAGAAGGAGAGTTCGCGTGGACCACGACATGGTGGAAGCGAGAAAGAAACGGGAGAATCCCAGAGCGAAGAAGAACAGGGAACTCCAGAAGAAAATGAAGAAAGCCCAAAAGCAGCATAGGCCCCATGTAAATTGGGCTGACGAAAGACATGAAGTAAATCAAATTCTAGGGCAACTAGATGGATTGCGTGTGGATGAAGCTTTGCAATTAGGCAACGAATTTGATGTTTCGCAATACGCTAGTGCGGACGAAGAGGGGGAAGATGAAGGCTAGACGAACATCTACAAAGGTAAAGAATACTTCGAAGCGCAACGTTGCGATACGAAAAGCCATTAGACAAGCTTTGCCAGCTATGAAAGAAAAGGTGTATGCTGAATATCCCTACAGCAAGATTGCCAACCTTCTGGATATTGAGCTAGACTCCTTTAGAGGCAGAAAGGCTAAGAGCCTGAAAGCTGATGTGTTCGTTAGAGATTATTTTGTAGCGGTAGAAGCAATGGGGGAACAACATTTTAGACCTGTTGCATTTGGTGGTGACCCTGCTGAAGCTGAGCGCAGATTCAAAACTCAGCAGCAGAATGACAGGATTAAGAGAGAAATTGCAGAGTTGTCGAATGGTAGATTCAAGGTTATTGAACTGCCGTATAATATAGAACTACCAGATTCAATGGGCTGGCTATCCATACTCCATCAGGTTGCGGTAATGGGCGCAGATAGCGTCTATGTGGTGGAAGAAGCAACTGTAAAACCTATTGATGAAGATGGAAAAGTGAAAGCCTATGGAAAAAAGTACGAACGGTAAAGACCTATCCGGTATATTGGCGGAATTTAGGGCTTATGTAAACGAGCATTTGCCTCCGTTTGGAGGTAACAGGAACGACTATATCCATGAGATTCTTGTACAAGGATACAAAGAGATTCTCAAGCGGCCTAATGAAAACCCGCTTGCACATTTGCGCTTGTGTTTTCCGAACTTATGCAAGAGAGCTAGAACAGAACTAAGTCAGGCAGACAGTCTAACAAAGAATAAAGCTATTGAGATGGTTTCGTTGGACTTTACGGACGAGCCTCCGAGTTGTATTATATACATTAACTCGGATTTTCTCGTTCAAGAATACATAGCAGAGATACGCACTAAGCTGACTAAGGCCCAATTGAAAGTATTCGATTGGGTCTTGGCACATCCCGGCTGTAAAAAACGCGATGCTCTAGCTGCTCTTGGATACCATTCGGAAGCTGGATTCAGGCAGATAATGTATCGGATACGCGATGTGGTTGATGCTGTAATCAAACAGTAATCTACCAAAAACCTACCTAAAGAGGGGGAGCGTCCTGTGGATGTTCCCCCTTTTTTTATCCCTACCACAAAAAACCGACTATCTTCTCAGTAAAATGCACTAATCCGTAATCTTTTGACTGTATATATTTAGAGGGCCGTTCATTCGGAGCCATATAAGTATGGTTACCGGATAAGTTTACGGAGGTAATAATGGGGAAAGAAAAAGAAATCACACCACTTCATCCTACCCAAGATGAGCAAGACTATTGGGCCGAACAAATCAAGCCTATTTTCGAAAGGCGGTTCGGAAAGGATAATCAGGACAAGGTAGATGAAGCTGTTTTAGATGTTATTGAAAAAGCCAAAGCTGGCTTTGCAAATGCGCCTAAGACGTTCAGCGGCAGGGTACGAATGTTATCCAAGGATTTCGGCGTTCAAGGTCGGGCCAAGAAACAACAAAAGAAAGCTAAGAAGACCAAAAAAGTACAGAAGGATGCTCGACGCGATACCATGTTAGCTCGTAGAGAGCGTGAAGTTGCCGAGTTTATGAAACTGTACGAAGGTTATACCAAGGAGCTTTCTAAATTAGACCGAGACTACTTCAAAGAACGAATCAACTATTACATGCGGGAAATCCGCCTCAATATGTCATCAGATTTGCCTCTATTGCTTCAGCTAATAACTCTGGAGTTAACCCACAGGAAGCTGATGGTGCAAATGGCAGAAGCGGACGAAACGAATCTGAAGGCACTTTCGGATATCACAAAGGTACTCAATCTAGCAACCGAGAATATGAGTGATGTTCAGAAAACCCTTGGGATTTCTAGACAGCAAAGGCAAAAGGCAATGGGTGGTTCCGAAGGTAGCGTTGCCGAAATCTCTATCACATTGGAAGACAAGAAAAAGAAAATTGCTCAGATTGAGAGAGAGGAAAGAGAGCAGGAAGAACTCTTGCTAGAAGCCAAGATGAGCACAGGAGATTTAAACGAGATACCTTCTGACCCAGCGGAGCTTCGCCAGATTTTAAACAACGCAGAAGCTATCGAGGCGTAAATGGATAAGGTTAGGTTGACATTTGAAGAGCAGAGCCGCTTGACCGAAGAGGAAGAGCTTGTCCAGTTCTGGCGCGAACATCCTATCGAAGCCCAAAAGGATTTGATTGGATATAACTTGAACTGGTTTCAGCGCATAATGCTGAGACAGTTTTGGGACCACAAATTCAACCTTTGGGTGCAAGGCCGTGGATGTAGCAAAACCTTCATGATGGCTATTTGTTTTTCTTTGTGGGGCATTCTTTATCCCGGCTGGAACATTGGAGTTATAGCGCCCGTGTTCAGACAGGCTAACTTCGTGTTTGACGAGATTGATAAAATCTGGCACAAGTCGCCTTTTTTCAGAAGTTCTACTAAGGGTCCAATTTCAAGAACTATGGAACGTACAATCCTGAGGTTCACCAATGGTAGCTTCATAGAGGCCCTTCCTCTAGGTGATGGTACAAAGGTCAGAGGACGCCGCTACAGGCTCCTTGGCATTGATGAGTACGCCCAGACACCTGAGCATATCATCAAGCAAGTTGTGGGGCCTTTCTTGACTATCAAACTAGGGGGCTATGAGAACAAGCTCCTAAGAGCTAGTTCGGCTTATTTTAAGCATAACCACCTATGGCCCCTGTATGTAAAACACAGAATTGATTCAATTGAGAAGCCTAACCTATATACCGTCTTAGAATTTAACTACAAAGACATCCTAGCAGATACTGTCAATCTGGACTATCAAGTTGATATGGACATGATTCAAGAGTTCATGGATATCATGACAGAAGACGAATTTGCTATGGAGATGTTAGCAAAATTCCCTTCAGGGTCAATGGGGTTCTTCTCTCACCAATTGTTAGATTCATGTATCAAGAGACAATACCCATTTGAAATAGAACTAGAAGGTGAACCGGGATGCGAATATGTAATGGCGGTTGATGCTGCTCGTAAGACTGATAATTTTGCTATTACAATAGTTAAGCTGAAAGGAACCAAGAAGCAAATAGTGCGCGTGATTGCCCATCGCAATATATCGTTCCAAGAGATGGTTCATGTAATAAGGGATACCTACAGTAAGTTCAATGTCGTAAGTTTGATAATTGACGAAGATGGTGGAGGTATGGCAATCCGAGATTTACTAAGAGAGAAAGGTAAATCGAAAGATGAAAGATATGCCATGCCGCTTATTGAACTAGATGCTGACCCGTCTGTAGATGGAATGAGAATCGTGAAACTGATGAAGTTTAGTATGCCATCAAAGTCTAGGATTTACCATAGAGCAAAGGCCGAGATGGAACAAGGCAGAGTTCAGTTTCCCATAGATGTTCGAAATCACGGTGATAAGGAAATGGACCAAGCTGCAAAAGAAATCATTTTGCTCAAAACGGAAATGGGAGTTGTGGAAAAAGAAGAGACTCTATACGGAGCTAAGTTTATAGTTCCGCGAAAATACAACGACGATAGGGTTGATACATTTTGTATGGCAGTAACCGAGGCCTGTGACTATCAAGAATTTCACGGTACACATGACGACCTACATAATGTAACAGGCGTCTGGGTATAACAAGGAGGCTCCTCTGTGGCTACCAAAAAGGGAAAGAAAAAGACAACTTCCAATAAGAGAACCTATGTAATTAAGTATGACTCGATGACCAAGCCGCCCGAGGTTATGGCAGTTGGTACGGTTGTCCCTAAGATGTCCAGAAATGCTATGGATTATCTTTCAAATGTTAGGGACTTTAACCGCAAAATGCATCAGGGAGTTAAAGAGCAAATCAAGCTCTCCAGAAAGCTGTACATGTTTGACGGTATTTTATCAACTGCAATTGATATTCTTACGGAGTTTCCAACTACCGAGTTTTATATAGAGAATGTCAAAGATGAAAAATGTAAGCGTTTGCTTAACTGGTGGATTGAAGAAGTTAACAGAGATAACCCAAATACCTTAAAAGGCCTTCAGCGAGTATCTAGACAGATAGCTCATAGTTTTTTCGTTGATGGAAACGCTTTTCCATATGAAACATGGTCTTTGATAACTGACGAGCACAACAAGAAGATTAAGCGCAAGAAGCTTCCTATGAAAATTACGCTGCTTAATCCTTTGAGCATTGATATCCCTAAGGATTTTGTAGAGTTTGGCTTTAAGATAATCAAAATGAAAGTTTCAGATGACTTGATTGATATTATCAGAAAGCAAGATAAAGATAGAAAACCCGAAGAGAAGGAGCTTCTAAAGTTTGTACCTAAAAAGATTCTTGAATTATCTGCCGATAGAAGAAGGTCTTGGGATGGCTGGATTCAACTTGATACAAACTATATTACACACCTTAAGCGAAAGAGTCAGGACTACGACGTTTGGGGTGTTCCATACCTTACAAGAGTTTTTCATGTGGCTGCATCTAAAGAACGCTTACGAGCACTTGATGATTCTACTACTGAAGGTATGGTTAACTTTCTAACCATTTTTAAGATTGGTGACCCGAAGAACTCTAAAACATGGTCACAACCCAGACTTCAAGCTTTTGCGGGTATGCTGAGAAATCCTGCTGCTTCTAATACTCTGGTTTGGGCATATGACATAGATGTAATCACAGTGGGGCCTAAGGGCGACGTTCTTAACTTCAAAGACAAGTACGCTCAGGTTAACTATGATATGTTGGCGGCTTTAGGTATTCCTGAAATTCTGTTCACAGGTCAGGGTTCACAAGCTGGCGTGTGGACAGCTGTTCTCTCAATGCTTGAAAGACTTGAGAAGTTTAGAGAAGACATGAAGGTTTACTTTGAAGGCATTATGAGAAAGATATGTATCGAGAATGGTTTTTCAAATGAATACCCAAAAATAAGATGGGCTAGAATGAGATTGAGAGATGAAAGGGCTGCCAAGAATATTGTTATGGCACTTAGTGACAGAGGTTTGCTGCCGTTTAGAACTGTTCTTAATGAACTTAACTATGACTTCGATACGCTGAGAAAGATGCGCGAAGAAGAACGCGAAGATGGTACTGAAGAAATCTTTGCAAGGCGCGACAATCTGCCGTTCAGCGGTAATGAACCAGAGGAAAAGAAAGAAGAAAAAGACAAAGATAATGATGAAAAGAAAAAGAATAATATCCAAGACCCAAAGAATGAAGATGGTCGCCCCGTAACTACAAATAAAGATGTGTTTGTAAAAGCGGTTGAACAAACGATACTGGCAAGGGCAGATAAGATTATAGAAGATATAGAAAAAATACTTAAGAAGGCAAACAAAGTAGATAAGATGGAGTTAGATAATGCTATCATCTATGCGTCTATTTTGGCGGAGCATGATATAGGAAATGCTATGAAGGCAGTCTCTGAAAAGCCAGATTATCTGCGCCAAGATATTGATATTGAAAGAGAGTCAAGACATTGGAAGAGTATCTTTGTAGAGGATATTGAAGAAGCAAGAAACAAATTAATCGTTGCCTCCCGCAGTATTCATAGTTTTTCGGATGATAATGAAAAGTTTCTTTTGCAATTTAGTGAAGCTGTGGCAGAGTATAGAGAAAGTCTCCGCAAGATGATAGACAGATTCCACGCCTTCTCTCTAGCTGTTACTATTCCTGAGGAGAAATAACATGGAAAAAGCGGATATGCGATTTGCTAAGCTTCATAAGCTGACAAGTGATTTGCCAATTTTAGAAAACCTTGTTAAGAACATGAAAGATGACATTGTTATATACGAGGCTGAAGGAGGGGATGTTATAGGAATTGGCCTATACAAATCCGATGATATATCAGTACAAAAGGCAAACCTTCCGGCTGGCACATTTTGGCCATTTCATAAGCACGAAGCGATTGAGAGGCTCATTGTTTATGTTGGGAAACTTAAAGTAGAGAAAAGCGGTGGTGGCTGTTTTGATGACAACACAGAAGTAGTAGAAAAAATTCTTGAAGTTGGAGATTCCGTTAAAATACTTCCGAATACGCCACATTGTGTAACTGCATTAGAAGACACTTGGGTTCTTGGCGTAATCATCCCAGATGATAAGGGTTACCCAAATGCCAGATAACGGACCTAACGGTTGGAACCAATGGGCCAGACATGTTCTAGCAGAACTTGAAAGGCTCGATAAAAACGTTACTGAACTAGATGAAAAACTTGATGCCATTAAGCTTGAGCTAGTTCAGTTTAAGTCTAAAATGAATTATAAAGCTAGTATGTGGGGAGCCATTACTGGTGCTATTCCTGCGATTATTGGTCTGATTTGGATGTTCCAAAAACTAGGCGAAGGTGGTTAATATGCCAAAAGAATTTACGGACTGCGTAAAGAAGCTGGTGAAAGACGGTAAGACCAAGAAAGAGGCGTATGCCATCTGTACAGCAGCATATAAGAAGAAGCATGGCGTTTCGCCTCAAAGCCGACATTCAGAGGCTGATAAGAAAGAGCGAGCTATCAAAGCTGGCTTACGAAGCGTCAATTCGAAGATTATCGTTGCCGAAAAGGAACTTGCGGTTCCTGACAATAAGATAGAACTAGTGACCGCAGCTTCTTTGGCAACCGCCGAGTCTCTAGCAGAGGCAGGGTTTGAAACTCAAATGGAACAAATTCAACGGGATATGGCTAAAGCTGGAATTTCCGTTAAGCCAAAGGACTTGATGTACACCACATTCAAGTTAGCTCACGTTGGAACCAATGAGAATAGCGATGAGTTTCTTGATAATGAAATTACGGCTTCTGTTAGAACGCCAATCCATAAGCTTGTTAATTGGCAACACGGTGAACCAAATATTGGATGTATGGTAGATAGCAAGTTAGTTGAAAAGGCAGAAGGTGAAGAGAAACATATTTTGGTAGCAGGTGCAATTTCGAAGTATAAGTATCCAGAACTAGCTGATGAAATCATGTTTCGTCATGAGCAAGGACGGCTGTTTGCTAGCATGGAAACATGGTTTGATAAAGCAAAATGTTCTGTTTGCGGGCAGGAATTCACAAATCCGCTAACCTATTGTGAACACCTACAAGCAAGGGGCGATGCCAGTAGCAAATGGAAAGATTGTTCAAGACAACTTATTGGCGTTGTTTTTGCAGGAGCCGCCATAGGGGTGGACCGCCCTGCGGATAAACAGGCAAGTATCACACAAATAGAGGAATGAAAGGGGGCTTACTAAATGGAGGAACGTAAGTATACAGCACAGGAATTGGAAGATGCTGCTGCTGCTGCTGTAGAAGCCTACAAGAAAGAGTCAGATGTTGAGGCAAAGCAGTCAGAACTTGAAGCTAAGCTTGCCGAAGCAAATGAACTAAAACAAGCTCTTGAGACTGACAAAGAGGCTTTCGAAACTGCAAAAGCAGAGTTCGAAGAGAACAAGGGAAACTTTTTGTCTCTCGATGAACATAAAGAAAAGCTGGAAGGTGCTGTTGCAGAAGCTGTCACTAACGTAAAGCGCTTCCATGACCGAGTAGCTAAGTTCACGGAGGCTGGAATTACTCTTGATGATGTAGGACTTCAAAAGCTTGAAACGATGGCAGATGAAGAATGTGATTGGTTCTTCAATACTATCGTAGCTAACAAGTCCGAAGCATCTTCTCCTCCTGATGAAAACAAAGAAGAGTCAGAAGAAACAACTGACGAATCAACAGATGAAACCGAAGAAGCCGGGGAATCACCCGAAGAAGAAGAAAAGCCAGCAGAAGCAAGTGCGCAGGTACTCAACGAAACTCCGCCTGTTGGACTAGCTGGTGTAACCGAATCTTCTGACATTATGGCTGATATCGAAGCATCTCTTAAGAAGAAAATTCATAGTTACGGGTAGATTGAGAGGAGGAATAAGGAATGATAGAAGTAAGAATTGTTCCAGCAGAAGCAAAGAAAAGTGCGGCTGTATATGGAGCGTATAAGAAGGGTGAATTCTGCGTAATCAGCGGTAAGTTCAGTTCTACACAGGTTGCTAGTCTTGTTAACGGACAAGCTAATGAGGGTGAGCTTGAGCTTACTCGTTCAACTGGTGGAACTGCGCAATGCCTAAAGGGACAAGTGTTCCCAATTGATAAGCTAGAATTTGCACCTGAACACAGCGATTCATATCATGACACGCTAGCTTCTGGTGACAGAGTTATCTATTACACAGAAGGACAGTTCCAGACGGATTGCTACGACAGCACCGTTTCTGGTGCTTTGGCCTATGGAACTCCGCTGTTTGTAAACACAACTGGTTGGTTGACGAAGACGCAACCTACTGGAGCTACTGGCGCACAGGGCGAAGCGATTGCTCTCTTTGTCGGATTTAGCACGGTTGGAACCGGTCTTCACTTTGACGGAACTGCACTCTACGGAAAAGACCTCGCAACATACGAGCTTCTATAGAGTCTGATGAAATTGTAGAAGGAACGAAAGGGGGAAAAGATAAATGGAGGAACGCAACGAACTGTTTACGCTAGCTGAAAAGCAAAAGCTAGATAGCGCCTTCAAAAAGGTTAACTTCAATGACCCAATGCAGTCACACGCGCTTGCCGAAATCGTATCTCGTCTTCTGTATGAGGACGTAAGACATCAGGACATTCTTTCCTTGATGTGCGATATCGAGTATTTTGAGCTTGGACAGCAAATGCAGTTTGCTGTTACTAAAGGTGTGAAAGCATTTGTGCATGAGCCGGGTAGTTATGCACCGCGTTCAGTCGTGGTCAAGAAAACTCTCGACTTGTATGCAGAACAAACTTCAGTTAACCTACAACTCAACTTGCTAGAGCTTAAGTCGGGCCGCTATGGTTCGCTTCCTGACTTGAAGCGTCAAATGGCAAGAGAGATTCTTGGGGCGAGATATGCGGCTATTTGGAATGCGTTCAAGGCCGCAGTACCGAGCGGAACCGTTGGAAACTATCACACAATTGCAGCGGCATCTGGTGCTGACGATAAGATGGCGCTACTTAATCGCGCGATTACCAACATGAACGATAGAGGAGCCATACCAAAGGCTATCGTTGGTCGCTATAAGGCTGTAAGTTGGATTTCTGATATTTCAAGCACATACTACTCTGACGAGTGGCGCGGAATCAGAGATAGAGTTGGATTCCTTGGTGCTTATCGCGGTATTCCAATTGTTTATCTAACTCAGTACGAGGATGGTTATGGACAGCTTCGTATTGACGGTGATAACCTGTTCATTGTAGCAGAGGGATGCGGTAAGTTTGGAATTCAGCTTGACAATTTTGTGACGGATGCTGTGAATGCCGATACTCTGGATTGGAACTTACACTTTACGGAAATCTGGGGTGCTGGTGTTACATATGCAGAAAGACTACAGAGACTTTACTTCTCGTAGTAGTTAGGGGAACTTCGGTTCCCCGCCGGAATTAGGGAAGGAGAAGGACATGGACGAAAAGAAGATTAAGGTATTGTGGTATGGAGATACACCAGCCGTACAAACTGGATTTGGCAGGGTGGCAAGAGAACTTCTTAACAGGTTACGCGAAACAGGTAAATACGAAATTGTCTGTTTAGGATTGAACGATAGGGGTGAACCGCATCCTATCAGGGAGAAGTTTAAGATTATCCCTTGTCCTGATTTGAAGGAAGACCCTTATGGGTTTAGAATGTTGGGTCAAGTAATTAACATGGAAAATCCAGATATACTTCTGACGCTTAATGATATTTGGGTTTATACGGGTTTTGAAGAAAACGGGAACAAGGATTGGTTTAGGCAAACTATTCAAAATACGAAAGCCAATCTGCCCGTAGTTTGCTATTTTACAATTGACGGCAAACCTAACGCCCCAGAATGGGATGAGTTCATACGCTGGGTAACAGTTCCAGTTGTTATGAGTGACTATGGAGAGCAAACCGTACTTGAGACTGCTCCTGATGTAGAAGAAAACTTGATGAAAGCATATCACGGTTCTGGCGTGGAATATTTTAAGCCTGTTGAGGATGAAGCCCGAAGCGTTGCCCGAAAGAAGCTAATGGGAAATAAGCCAATTGATGATAACACTTTTATAATTGGTGTTGTATCAAGAAATCAGCCGAGAAAGAATTTACCAACGCTTCTTCATGCTTTCAAAAAATATGTATCTGGATACTGGAAATGTCCCAAATGTGGATACTATCTATCGGATGTTGATTCATACTGTGAAATCTGCTGGAAACCAGCAAGTGAGATAAAGAACGAAGTTGAAAAGGTTGAAGGTAATGAGAATGCATATCTTTATCTTCATATGAGCCTAAGGGACGGCAGAGGTTACAAGTTGGACAAAATTATTCGGGACAATAGAATTCCGAATATAATCGCAAACCCAAGACACAATGTTGCGCAGGGAGTACCAATTGAACAGCTTAACCTTATCTACAACGCTTTTGACGTTCTGTGTCAGCCAACATTTGCAGAAGGATATGGGCTTCCTCCAATTGAAGCTTCTGCTGCCGGGGTTCCAACTATAGCAACCCATACTACAACGATGGCAGAAATGTTCAAGGATGGAAGAGGCGAACTGGTTTTAGCTGATTCTGTTTATGTTTTAGCAGATGCCGGACAGTGCAGAAAACACAACATTTCAGAAAGCGGCCTTATTGCGGCATTTGACAAGCTATACAAGAATCCAGAACTCAGGAAAGAATACGGTCAAAAGGCTAGGGAGTTTGCGCTTTCAAGAACATGGGATATGGCGGCTGAAGTTATAGACGAAGCTGTGCAAAAAGCTCATAGCCAAACCTTTGATGTATATGACCTATTTGAAAAAGATACAAATAAGAAATTCTTAATT